GAAGTTGCCACGCATCCGCCTAGAAAATCCTCTCGGAGCTTATCCAGAATTTGATCGCTACGGACGATGCATAGCCTTTGTTAAGCGTTACTCAATGACGCTAGGTGAACTGGTAGCCCAGTTCCCTGACTTTGAACGCCAGATCCTTGGACCTGATGGGTACAAGCAAGACATGAATGGCATGATCGAAATGATCCGCTATTATGACAAAGATCAAAGCGTTCTTTATTTGCCATCACGCAGTAACTTTGTACTAAGCCAAGCACCTAACCCACTGGGTAAGATGATGGTTATCATTGCAAAGCGTCCAAGCGTTGATGGTGAACTACATGGACAGTTCGACGATGTACTAGGTATTCAATTACTACGTAACCGATTTGCTTTGATGGCTATGGAAGCCGCAGAAAAATCCGTTCAAGCACCAATCGTTCTGCCTAATGACGTTCAAGAGTTGCAACTCGGTGGAGATGCGGTTATCCGCACAGCAAACCCAGCAGGCGTACGCCGTGTGAGTTTGGAAATTCCAGCAGGTGCATTCAATGAACAGCAACTTCTTAATGAAGAACTTCGTGTGGGTGCTCGTTATCCAGAGTCACGTACCGGAAACATCAAAGCATCTATTGTTACAGGTGCAGGAGTTGAGGCTCTTCAAGGAGCCTTCGATAGTCAGATTAAATCAACACAGGCTATCTTTACAACCGCATTGCGTGATGTTATTTCCCTTTGCTTTGAAGTAGATGAGAAGATATTCAATGTCGAAAAGACTATTCGTGGTACCGATGCAGGTTCTCCTTATGCCATCACCTATACGCCATCGAAAGATATTAAGAGCGATTACTCAGCAGACGTCCGATACGGCATGCTGGCTGGTCTCAACCCCGCTCAGGGGTTAATCTTCATGCTCCAAGCCCTCGGAGGTAAGTTAATCTCCAAGGACATGGCTATGCGTGAACTACCATTCAATGTCAACGTTACATTGGAACAAGAAAAGATTGAGACGGAAGACTTACGTACAGCACTTATGGGTGCTCTTACTGCTTACACTCAAGCCATTCCACAAATGGCATCACAGGGACAAGATCCAACGCAGATTATTAATAAGGTTGCTGAAGTAATTAAGCAGCGTCAAAAGGGTAGAGTCTTAGAAGACGTAATCCTTGACGTATTTACACCCGAGAATCCTCCTGCTGGTACTCAATCATCGGTTGAGCAACCCGTCTCTGCTCCCGGAGCACCAGTGGGAGGCGCTCCTTCAGGTATGCCTCAAGGCAATCCTATGGGAGAAATTGGTAGCGGCAATCCAGAAGGCCCTCCGTTTAGAGGTCCTGGTGAAACAACCCCGCGTCCAGAGTTACAAAGCATTCTTGCTAGCCTAAATGCTAGCGGTAAAGCAAGCGGAAGTGTAAGAACAATTAGTCGTCGTACAGTCGGATAGGAGTAATCATGGCAGCCGAACCGAAGAAAAAGAACACTCGGAATCGCACGGTTGCTGAAGATACATATTCCGAACTAGAAATGTATTGCATTTGGCTTAATGAGTACTACAAAGGATTGCGCAAAGCAGGCTTTACGGTTGAAAACGCTTTATGGTTTGCAACAACCAAGGAGTCTTATCCAGACTGGGTTAAGTACGGCAATCCAACCCCAGAACAAATTGAAGAATTCTTAGAAGACGAGGATGAATAATGGCAGGAGATCAAGGCGGATACCGCCAGCCATCTAATCCAGCACCAGTATCAGGTCCAGGCGCTCTTTCAAAGCGCACAGACGGTGGTGCCGTTGACGGTATGCAACCTCAAGCACCTAAGTACATGCCTGGACTGGGCTATGGAAAAGGCGGAGAGAACATGGCTAATCAGCAGGCTGCTCCATTAGCCGGTGCTCCAGTAACTCCACCTGCTCCTACAGTTGTACCTTTATCTGCCCCTACGCAGCGTCCTAACGAGCCAATTACTGCTGGCATTGACAGAGGTCCAGGACCAGGATCAGAAGCCATACAGGTGCCCAACATGGCTATTTCTCCATCACACACTCTTCGCACCATTGCCCAGAATGATCCAACTGGAGACTCTGAACTTCTGTATAGGTCATTACTCAGTAGAGGTTTGTAATGCCAGATATGACTCCAATTCCCGGCGTTGCCGTTGGACCTCGCGCATCTTTGTCTGCCACGCCAGTTACTGGTATTACTGCTCCAACTAATACACTTGCTGGTAATACCTCAGCACTTAACCTAAGCCCACATGTTATGAACATGTCTCCTTCTCTTTATGCAGCAGCGGCAACTGGTGGTTTAAATGCAAACCAGCAGAATATGGTTAATCAGATTGCTGGAACTGTGCAAACTTACAAAGCATTAAATGCTTTGCCAATACAGCAGGCTAAACAAAACTATAAAGCCCTAGGTCAAGAAGCACAAGCAATGCTTAAGAGCATGTACGGTGCTCCTGCTTGGACTAATACAGATAACTGGATTACTGGTGCAGTTAAAGGTATTGCTTCGACAACTATTAAAGCAGTAGCAAGTCCGCTTATTGCGCTTTACCAAGCTGCTGGTATTGAAAGCAAAGTTATTAATGCACCATATTTGTTTGCACGTGAATTAACACAAGGTGAGTCGGCTCTTAATTTTAATACATACAAAAAAGCATGGAACGGTAACGCTGTCTTTGACAACGGTACACTTGCTAATCTACAAAAGACTTATGGCAAAGCCAATGCGTTTATTGCCGAAGGTATCCTTAAAGGTGAAACTCCTGGTCAGATTATTGACTCATACGGCAAGGTTGATGGAGATCTTTATACTGGACTAGCAAACACGCTAGGCAACACTAAAGAATTTAATTCCATGATGGATGAGTTCCGTGGAGCGCAGGTTAGTCCTGGCCGCGATCTAGCACGTCTTGCTTTTAACGTACCAATTACTGATAGTCACTTCTACACTACGGGTAAGTGGAAATATTCTTCAGGTACAGTTGATGCGTTTTACGAAATCTTGCATGATCCTCTTACTTACATTACAGGTGGCGGAGCAAAAGTAGCAGAAGCATCTACTAAAGGTGCTCAAATGGCAGAAAAGTTAATTGCCGATCCTGCACTTCGTGCATCTAATGCAGAAGAAATCTTTAAACCAGGCACTCAGTTGGCTAATACGTGGGACAATACACTTGGACCATTGGTTCAGCGTGCAACAGAAGCAGATAAAGCCAAAAATCCAGTTGCTAAAGCAGCAGTCATGCGTGACATTGCGCAAAGCGCACCTGAAATTAACAACCCTGACTTCCTTTCTATCCTTGGTAAAGCAAAAGCCTTTGATGCTAATGGCATCAAGGAGTTTGCAAAGACTATGCAGGGCGCTCAAGAACTACATATGGGTACCATCGATGGTCCAACTGCACTGCGCATGGGTATTCCTGTAGCACGTCGTGAACGTTTTAGCATTAGCGGTGCTAACCGCGTACTTAGTGACTTGTTTAATGGCAAGATTACTGAAGAACAAGTAGACAATGCACTTAAGAATGGTCATAAAGGGCTAGAAGAAATTGGTCGTGCACTAGATCCAGTAACTGGATTGCCAACTACTGACTATGACCGTGCAAGACTTGATTCTTTCCAGGGTCAAATGACCCTTGGTCGCCGTATTAGCCGTATGGCACAGACGCATCCAGGGCATGAAGTTATTAATGTTATGGATGAGAATGTTAAAAGCACTCTTTCTGTGTTTAATAGGTACTTGCGTCTTGCTGGATACCCTAAATACGCTGCAGATATTACAACTGCTGCTTTTGAGTACTCTAATCCTACAGATCGTGTAACAGTTCTTCGTGGATTATACAGTCAGATCATGAACTTAATGGGCGTACCAGAAGAAAGCCGTGCTGCTGTACTTAGTGCTAAGTTTGCAGACAGTGCTACCTTTGCAAACCCTAAAGATCTTTATATTAACCCTGAACATCTATCTGAGTGGAAGCAAGTAGACCCACTTGTGCATGATCCGCTTAAAGACGGAACAGATATGTACAAGGTTACTACTAATGGTCCACTTCATGCATACCAGGGTAAGCCACATATTGGTGGATTGGACTTTAACGGTTCAGAACTAGCACCATATGGTTTTAATTTTGCTAAAACAAAACCTGCTTATCTTATTAACCACGTACTAGGCAGCGCTACACGTTCTGCCTTTGCTCGTAAGATAACTAATCTATGGGCAACAGGATCTATCTTCCCACGTATGGGTACTCGCGGTACAGTAGAGCAGGGTATCTTCCATTTGCTTACTGCACCGGTACAGAACATTACTGGATGGGCTAGAGGACGTGCACTTAATCGTTTAGGCATTGCCCTTACAGGCAACAATGAACAGATGCCTATCATCACACGTGGACTTAAGAGTATGTTTGGCATTAACCCTGCTAAATGGATACCTGAGAAAAGTGTTTATGATCAGATGGATAAAAAAATTGTCCAAGGTCATCTCGATCGTGGCATAGTCAATGGTCAAGAAGTCTGGCAAGCTGCTCAGCATGCAGATCTTATCCATGCTCTTGCTGCAAAGATTGATCGTTATTCAGGTGGAGATCCTGTTAAAGCACAGATCTTAGAGAAGTTCTTAAAGTACCCTACAGGTATTCGTTCTGCTGAAGTTAACTCAGTTATTGCTAAGAGTGCCATGGCACAGGGCATTATGGGTGGGGAACTAGATCAGTCAGTACTCACTGGTAATCAAATCCAGCGTATGCTTAAATCAGTAGGATACAAAGCAACAGGTCGTTTAAAAAATGTAGATCCTGCGCAGATCGCCAATGATCTTGGCGAAGACGGTCTAGCAGATTCACACTTCCGTGTATGGGCTCCTATGTTTAAGAGTTTTAATAAACTAGATGGCTTCCATTTTGGTGAGAACTTTATTAAAAACAATGCTTTAAAGACTGGTGCAGACTTTGCTGCTGCACGTGATGCAATCCTCAAGCGCTTTGGCATAGATCCTGAGACACTTGAGATTGTAAAGCCAGCAGAGTTTAAGAAGTACAAGCAGTTCTCTATGCAGACTGCACGTGATGTGAGCGATAAAGGATTAACAGAAGCGCAAAGCGTACTTAATCGGGTGCAGATTGCACTACAGGATATGTATACCACCTTTCATGGTGATCCAATTAAGTACAATGATAAGTTAGTCAAAGCAGTTCAGGACATTGCTAGTGCTCCTGGTGGCTCTATTGCCAAGGGATTGGATGCTATTGATCACAATGCATTCCGTGAACTAACACGTGACTTCCGTCCAACTGGTGAGTTTAAGTCTGACCTAGAACCTTTGCATGATTCCTTGTGGAATAAAAGCAAGGAAGAAGTAGGCGGAGAAATCATGAACGCTATCAAACGTTTTGGTGATGGCGGTCTACAAGGCAAAGCACTTGGCATGATGGATGCTCAGATTAACTATATGTTTAATCAACCTGCTCTTAGGATAGCAGCAATGACATTAAACGAAAAGTACCTTCCTCTTGAGAAAGAGATGTACAATAAGTTAATTGAAGAAGGCTATGCTAAAGAGACTGCAAAGGAAATTTCTGAACGCCACTTTGTAGAAGTGGCTGAGAAGAATGCAGCGCAGCAAGTACTTAAGTTTGTAGATAGCGCAGCAAAACAATCTAACTTAGCCTTTGCTCTCAAGACCTCTGGTCGATTCTACCGTGCTCAAGAGCAGTTCCAACGCCGTATTATGCGTCTTAAAGACTACCTACCACGTGCTTTATATCGTACTCGCCTAGCACATCTAGGTATAGATAATGCTGGATTCATTCATAAAGATCAGAATGGAAATCCATACATCTCAGTACCGGGTGATGCAGCAATGTTTAATGCTATCAACGGCACATTAAACTTCTTCTTAAACCGTCCTGATACTGCAGTTAGCACACCTTTGTTTGCTAACTTCAACATGAACTTAATTCAATCAAGCCCATCTCTTGGACCTGATGCAGGTGTACCTGCATTCTCTGGCCCATTAATGTCTGTCCCTATTTTAGGGCTTAAGATGCTATTGAATAAACTTCCTTGGGGCTTTGGAAAAGACGCAGCGACTAGTATTGATAGCGTAATGCTTGGTTCTAAGAGCGCCAATTTAACTGCAAGCAAACTAGAACCTGTCTTTGTACAGCGTATGATTGAGCTTCTGCCTAAAGATGAGCAGGATCATCAGTATGCATCTGCTGCAATGATGGCTATATCTTTTAATGCACTACATGGGTATGGGGATCTTACCCCTTCCAGTACTGCAGGCATGAGTACAGATGAATACAAGTCTAAGGCTCAGACTTATTTAGATAACTTGCATGTTACTGTTAATAACGTTATAGGACTTCGTGCTCTTTTGGGAATGATTTCACCTATTGCACCTACATTGGCAGAGGGTAGAGACGTACCTAATGTCTTTAAAAATGTAGGTATTAATAACTTTAGCGCAGCATTTAATGACATCTTACAGGGCGTTCTGCGTAATGATAAGGGTCTATCAGACCCATATGAAACTGCACTAGGTATCTTTACTGAAAAGAATCCAGGTATGTCTGTTTTTGCTATAGGCAAGAACGACAAGCAGACTAAGTTGTTGCAGTCTTATACACAGAATACCCAGTCATGGATGCTTAATAACTCTAAGTGGGTTAACAATAGTGACCCAGGTATAGCATCAGCAGCCATGATCTTTGCTCCTGATATGGGCAAGTATGACCCTAATACTTATACTTGGATGCAGTCAACAGGGTTGATTACACAGAAGCCATTGGCTAAATATTTACAAGATGTCATGACTGCACAGGATGTAGCGGCATATTGGAATGCTAAGAACCGCGAAACCAATGCTCTTAGAGTACAAGGCACAGATAGAGCAGGGGTTATTGCTGATGCTCAGGCAGAGCAGCAATCTATTCTTACTGCTAACCCAGTAGTAGCACTTACTGTTGGTGATGATAAGACTCAACTAGCCAAGTATCAAAATGCTTTTGCTGGACTAGGTGCTTTGCTATCACGAAAAGACTTTCCTATTCCAGATGCAATGCGCAAGAAGATGCAAGTTGTGTACAACTATGCATCAAATGCTATACAAAGCATGACGGTTGATACAACTGCTAATGGATTTATTAACGCATCTGTTGATAAAGAAAAGATGAAGCAGGATGCTATTGATCAGATATCAAGTATTGGTGGAGCCACAAAGCCTGGCGATGCACCAACAGATCCACAGGTAG